GAAGGTAAAAAACCTAAAAACCTAATACGCATTGAATATACAATCTAAACATTGGCCCCCCCCGCTAGGGGGGCGGTCAGACGGCCGCCGAGCGCAGCGAGTCGCCGCCGGCTGGGGGGGGCATACCTAGGCCGACGGCAGGTCGGCCACGTACATATACCCACGCAAACACGCAGAGGCACGAAGTGCCGGGAGCGTGCTCCATCAATTACTCCAACCAACGGACAGGCAAAACCAATATTCAAATATACACTATCGTAAAGCAAACGGACCCGCGTAGAGCGGGTTCAAGACCATTTATCTAAAAAGTCGAGGTCCGGTAGGTCATCGATCAACCCAATAGAGGACACGTCTGATTCTTCTGATTCTTCTGATTCTTCAACACACACTTCTGGAGGAGCGTTAAACCAAGCAGCCCTGAAATTAGCACGCTGAATTTCTTCGGGAAACTTGATGACCGTAAAACGGCGCTGGATTGGCTCGAGATCTTCAACTCTGGTGAAGCATTGATCTGGCGTATAATTCGACAGTACAATGATCTTTCTCGGGCGTAGTTTTTGAAGCACACCGCCTTTGATTTCACCTGTGAACGGGTAGCGATCAGCCCACTTCTTGAGGGCTTGCGCTGTTAACGTGCTGTCTGGAGACCACTCTTCGATGGCTACAACTGTCTCGTGCCGGTAACCGTCCCACCATTTGTTGATGGATTTCGCGAAGTGAGTTGGGTAAAGTGCCCAAAGTGCACGTGATTTACCCGTTCCTGACGGCCCAACCCACCACTCGTGAAGCAGTTCCCCGTCGAGCGGAGCAGTGACGGGGGCGTATAGGGACTCGAGTCTTGGCTTGTATAAGACAAACTCCTTGGGGTGATTATCAGCGATCCATCCGAGGTCTCCTCTTGCTGACGCGGATTGTATCTCCTTCCACTTGGCAGCGGTTGCAGACCCGCCTCGATTAGATCTCTGGATAGTCGAGAGCGGAGGCTCTCCTCGCTCGAAGAAGTCACCATCCTTGATACAGTAGTTCCTAGCTTCCTCATGCGTTCCGTTCCTCGGCGCCAAGTACGCGTTAGGAACCCGACGTGCCACCCCCTGCTTGCGGAGTTTCGTAGCGAAGTAGACGTATCCCTGGAGATGGGGTGTACCCGACGTTCCAACCTCTCTTCCGTAGACGATGTACTGACAATCGATATGTTGCAGCAGAGTCTCATGATCTTGTGTATAGTTGTTGAGAGTGAACACCCAAGCTCTTGATTGGTGTTGGGCACTTGCGTTCATTTTGAACAATGAATGCCTTCTAGGCGGCCGCGCAGCGGCCACGGTGAGCCTGAGGCTCATCGTATTATTACCTAGAAGGCCTAATGCTCATGCTCACTTGAGCATTCACTCTTTGAAGAACAACTGAACTTAGGTTCAGTCCAGAATTTTCTCAGAAGAACACAGATGGTATACCGACGCAGTCGCACGAATATTCGCAAGCCAATGCGCAGACGTGCTACCCGTTCGGGTCGTCCATCCACTCGCCGTCGAACCGTTCGACGTACCTCTACTCGATCTAAAGCATGTGTTTGCCCTGGCCCTCCTTCGCCTGGTGCCAAATTTGCTTTCGCTCAGATCGATCCTTTTCATACCCTAGCCACCGGCGCCAAGATCCCAGATTCCAATACTATTCCTTCGGTTTCCAACACAGACGTGGACATCGTTACTGTACAGAACGCGTCCAACGCTGCTTGGTTCGCAGCTGTCGCTTTCCGACCACAGTATCGTGGCGGTGTCGTCACCGGCTCGCCCACTGTTGGTGGCGTTACTTGGGGTGTTCAATATTCCGATAATACATCGAATCGTTCCAAGTACAATCTGTACTCTGCACAGATTGAGCTTACGCGTCCAGTTGCTCATGCTATTCGTATGACAAGTCCAGTTGCGCCGACGACTGCTACTGGCTTTGTTCATATCGGTCTTGCTACGGAAGCTTTGACGACTGGTTCCTGGGATTACCCAGCGAATCCGTCTGAAATGGCGAACTTGCAATTTTATCGACGTGTCACACTTGCGTCTTTGACACAATCTCCTTTGACCGTCATCAACAAATGGCTCGATGATACCGGTTTCCGTTACTCGTCGAGTACTCAAACGTTGACAAACAACGGCGCAGCCGGTGCTCTCGCCGATCCACAGTGGATTAGTTTCAACACTGATTATGGATGGGCTAGCATTATTATTATGCTCGAAGGAACACCTGGCACAGTTGCTAATGTGCTCAGCGTGGAACACCTTTTGATTACGGAAGGTATTCCTAAGCGTACTGGTGTCCTTATTGGAACCCAGGCTGCTGCTAGCAGTCCTGGTATTATGAGCGCAGTGAATCATGTCTCTGTTAATTCAGAACCATTTCATAACGAAGCTGAACAGCAAGGCTATGTAGGAGGGTTACTCAACACTCTTGCTGACGGCGCAATGGAAGCAGGTGCGCAAGTTTACCAAGAAGTCGTTGTCCCTCTTGCTGCTCGCGCTGGCCGCGTTGCCATGTCCACCGCTGGTCAAATGGCAATGAATGCAGTAATGGGTCGCGGCGGATTACCCGGAGTTAATTCGAATCCTAACCGTTTGGCACTTCAACATTAACAGATAATCAAGGTCTGAATTCGGGTCGTGACGCACCTTCTGCTGCTCCCGGCTCGAATATGGTCAGTCGCGTACGTCCTCGCGTTGACCCTGCAACCCGTATCGAACGTCGCCGTCCCCACGGTACAACAACAGATGTTGTTGCTGACATTCGTAGGCGTTTCATTGAAGCTTTACGTGCTAGCCGTCGCACTCGTATAGATCGCGAACGTGCTGGGGCGCATAGTCTTCCAGAACCAGATGACATCGAAATGGCATATTTCGCCCACGATGAGTTTTAAATGTAAAATATATTTGTATTGTTTTCTAATCGTCTTACATCTCTTCATCCGTTTCGGTTTCTTCACCGTCGTCTTCAGGGACAGTAGTCTCACCATCACTCTCGTCCATGTCTTCGGTTGCCGTAAGGTCGACGAAGCCTGCTCCGTGTAGCAACGCATATCCGATATCTGCTCGCAGCATGGATCGGTAGAAGTCACTCCAGTCTTCCTGGAGCATATCCCCACGCTCGTACATCAGTTTCGCCTTGTTGTACATCGCGTCTAGTCCTCTCGTAATCACTTCAGCACCAGCTTGACGACTCACCGCAGTCGCTTCATACTGACTGATGTCTGTACGCATAGTCCGGATAACTCCGGCTTGAGCCTCACGCAGTGACTCCAAAGCAGTCGCACGTCTCTCTGAAGCGTCGAGTTCCTGCTGGAGCATAGTCACCATACTGAGCAGAACAACGTTCGATGTCGAAGGGTCCATGGTTACACTTGTGGGTTACTTGGCAAATTGAAGAATGACAAGGTTACTCCACTAAGTAGTGTACCCGTACACTTTCCATCCACTCCATCCCCCCCTTATTAGAGGGGGACGAGTACATTGATATACTCTATACTATAGAGTACTCAAGACAAATCTATACTATATAGGAATTTGTATGTATACGTATGTGTACCACATAACGTATAACGTATACTTCAACGTATATAACTAACCTAACCCTAATAAATAACCATAGCGTAGCGAAGGTAAAAAACCTAAAAACCTAATACGCATTGAATATACAATCTAAACATTGGCCCCCCCCGCTAGGGGGGCGGTCAGACGGCCGCCGAGCGCAGCGAGTCGCCGCCGGCTGGGGGGGG